TCAAGATGTAGACGCTGTAGACTACTCTACAAGTGAACAACCAGCGGAACATAAGAGTCATAACCTTCTCGAATTGGATAATGGACAGTTTTGTCTCTATCCAAACAACAGAATGAGGATATATGATAACAGTATCACTCCTGAGACACCTAAGATTCCCGATTTTAAGGTATCAACCGTGTATTATCAGGTAGAAAACGGTCATGATCGTGATGGATTGGGTTCAGAAGAGAATTATTTCTGGAAAACAGCGAAAGAAAGGTCTCTTGACGTGAGTGTAGGAACTGGAGGCACTGATATAATGGGTAATGTAGACTTTTATAATACGGATTTTAGTGGAAATATAGAAATTACAACTGACGATGCGCCAGAATTGGGATGAAATGAGTGAGCATCTGATACTAGATGTCTACGATGGGTATTTTGATGACTTAAATAGTCCAAATTTTCTTCGTGACATCTTCACTCGAGCGATTTT